GCAATTAATAGAGCACAACTTGCTAAAGAGTTGGAACCTGGTCTGAATGCACTATTTGGACTAGAGTATGCACAATACGAGAACCAGCATGCTGAGATTTTTGACACAGAAAATTCTGATAGAGCTTTTGAAGAAGAAGTAATGCTATCAGGCTTTGCATCAGCGTCAGTTAAACCAGAAGGATCTTCTGTTAACTTTGACACTGCGACTGAGTCGTTCACAGCACGTTACTCTCATGAAACTGTGGCTTTGGCTTTCCAGATTACTGAAGAAGCTGTAGAGGACAACCTTTACGACAAGATCAGTACTCGTTATACGAAAGCTTTGGCACGTTCTATGGCGCATACAAAGCAGGTTAAAGCAGCAAACGTTTTAAATAACGGCTTTAATTCTAGCTTTACAGGTGGTGATGGCGTTGAGTTGTTTTCTTCAGCTCACCCAACTACATCTGGTAACCAAAGAAACGAGCTAGCAACTGCTTCTGACCTTAACGAAACATCATTAGAACAAGCATTAATTGATATTGCTGCGTTCCAAGATGATAGAGGTCTGAAAGTTGCTGCAAAAGCACGTAAGATGATCATTCCATCAGCATTACAGTTCACAGCGGAAAGACTTATGGCTTCTGCTAATAGAACAGCGACTGCTGATAATGACATCAATGCAGTAAAAAGCATGGGTATGATGCCTGAAGGTTATGTAGTGAACAACTACTTAACTGACACGGACGCATTCTTCATTAAGACGGATGTACCTAACGGCTTAAAGCATTTTCAAAGAGCTCCTGTGGCTACGTCCATGGAAGGTGACTTTGAAACTGGTAACGTTAAATACAAAGCTAGAGAGAGATATAGCTTCGGCTTCTCTGACTGGCGAGGTATGTTCGCTTCTGAAGGAGCTTAATCCTTAAGCAAACGAACAATTTAAAGGGTGGCTTCGGCCGCCCTTTTTATTTGCAATCCCTCCATTAAAAGCGTATATTCAAAATACTGCATATTTATAAATAGTCAGCATAGACTCATGCAGTAGACAATGTCTCAGACTGTGTTGGCGGAAAAGGAGACCAATATGGCAAACTCAACTTTTAATGGTCCGGTCAGATCAGAAGGTGGTTTTAACGTAATTAATAAAGCAGCTTCTACTGGTGCGATCACAGAAACAGGTTTTTCAGTTAATTCAACTGGACAACTAATTTCACTTGGAACTAGAAAAATTCAAACATTTGCAATAGACTTGTCCAGCACAAATGCTGCAGGCACAACTTACGCAGATGACGATGTTCTAGTAGAACTAGGTGCATTAAATACAGATCATCCTGATGCTTTAGTTACAGCAAGTAAGTTCTTTATTCATAAAGTAGTAATCGGTATTACAACCGCTGCTGCTAGTGATGCTAACTCTTTAGCTAACTTACAACTTAGTGCTACATCTGGTACAGCTACTAACAGTGCAGTATCTTCTGGTACAGAAATTGTAGGTGCTGGTGTTGCAGCGTTTTCACCAACACTTTCAGCAGCTCTTTCTATTACTGAAATTGATATTGATCTTGATGCTACTGCTGGTACTTTCCACGTTTTTGAACCCAATGTAAATGCAGCGATAGCTAGTAAAAACTTGTACTTATGTGCAGGCTCTACTTGTGACACAGCTTTAACAGCTTTTCGTGGCACACTTGAGATAGAGTACTCAGTATATTAAAAATTAATGTGGGGCTTCGGCCCCACATACTTTAGGAGAATTATTATGGACGTAAAAGCATCCACAGCGTTAACAAGTGATGGCAGATTGCAAGGTTCTGTTGGAGGAAGTAATACCAATCTTGGTCCAATTAGAATTAAATCTATACAATGTCAGTCTAGTGCTGCAGACGGAGAAGTAAAAATATACGATAATACTTCTGCTGCAGGCGTTATTAAAATTCATTTAAAATGGGGCACAGCGGCTAACGAGCCTTTAGTTATGAGTTTTGAAGGAGACGGTGTAAGATTTGAAACTGCGGCTTTTGTTGATGTAACAAATTGTGATTTTGTAGTAGCGTACTACAACTAAGGAGTGACGCATGGCTGTATCAGGATCTACAGACTTTAATCTGGAAGCTGCAGAAGTTATTCAAGAAGCTTACGAGCGATGCGGATTACAAGAAGTTAGCGGAAAAGATTTACGCACCGCCGTGCGTAGTATGAATATTCTTATGTCAGAGTGGGCAAATAGAGGTCTTAACTTATGGACTGTTACACTGGGCACTCAATCAACTACTGCAAGTGATAAAGATTACAGTTTAGATACAAATATTATTGATATACTAGAAGTTTCTTTAAGAGATTCAAATAGTATTGACACAACACTAAGCAGAATAAGCAGAGCAGATTATGAAATGCTTCCTAATAAAGCATCAGAGGGAAAGCCTTCTCAATTTTATTTTGAAAGAACGACAACACCAACTTTATTTTTATATCCCACTCCTGATTTATCCACATACACTGTAAGGTATTATTTTTTAAAGAGATTAGATGACATTGATGCTCCGTCAGATAATGCAAATGTTCCTTTTAGATTTTTACCTTGTCTGACAGCAGGAATGGCCTATTATATCGCGATGAAAAAAGCTCCCGACAGGGTGCCTTTATTAAAGGCTGCTTACGACGAAGAGTTTAAAAGAGCCATGGATGAAGACAGAGACAGAGCTAGTTTTAGTGCTGTTCCTGGAAGGACTTATTTCAACAATTACTAACCAGGAGGTTATATGGATAAGCTAAAAGCAGTTAAAGACTGGGTAATGGCTCTAGACAAGAAAAAGAAAATAGTTCTTGCAGCTATTATTGTTATCATAATTATTGCATTGGTAGTGTAATGGAGCCAAGAGCAAGCACAGATTATATTGTTATCCATTGCTCGGCAACCAAGCCGAGCATGGATATAGGTGCGGAAATTATAAAAGACTGGCACGTCAACGAAAGAGGGTGGCGTGATATAGGATATCACAAAGTTATAAAAAGAAACGGAGATGTAGAAGATGGTCGCGACATTCGTGATTCTGGCGCACACGCAGCAGGATACAATTCTAAAAGTGTTGGTTTGTGCATGGTGGGCGGAATGGCTGAAGATAATTCTGCTGAAAATAATTTTACTCCACACCAGTGGGTTGCCTTGATTATGGAAGTTAAAAAACTATCTGAAACATATCCAGATGCAAAAATTATAGGGCACAATGAGATTAGTGAAAAAGAATGTCCCTCGTTCGACGTTCAACAATGGAAGGCAGATAACTTATGATATTAGATGTTGTTAAACTAGCAATAGGCGCAGGCACGCACATAATGAAAAATAGACAGCAGCGCAAAATGCTCGAGTCAGATGCTGCGATGTTGCATGCACAGAAAATGGCAAGTGGCGAAATTGAGTATCAGCAACAAGTAAGGGTGTCAAACGACAAAGGATGGAAAGACGAATTTGTTCTTATTCTCGTGAGCGCGCCCGTGATTTTATTAATATGGTCTGTATTTTCAGATGACCCAGACATACAAGCTAAATTGCATATGTTCTTTGAGCAGTTTAACAATCTGCCTTTTTGGTACCAGACCCTCTTTGTCGGAGTCGTAGCTAGTATATACGGCCTCAAGGGTGCAGATATATTTAAGAAAAAATGATTTGGATAATCTCAGCCATGTTGGTATATCACGATGTACCACAGCCTGTGCTGACTGATTATACGATAAGATCATTTGATACAAAATTTGAGTGCATAGAATACACATGGCAAAATAAAGTAGAAATGGTTGATACTTTATTAGACATGCATAGATACAAAGAAGACAAAGAGTTAAAAACTTTTGCTTTCTTTTGCGAAAATAGATATGTAAATTTAGACGAAGTGTAGTATAAACTACATAACAGGGACATTATGAAGTTAAATATTTTAATCGCGGCAGGCGTAACTATCGCCATGCTATTGATATTTGGAGCATTATTTGACTCCGCAATGGCTGATGTAACAGGAGCTGGCGCTACAACCAATACACAGTCCACAACAGGAACATCAGCAACTAATACCGCAATCACCGGGGGGTACCACAGTGAAGCTACGACGAACTACCAAACCGGATCTTCTCAAAATACAACCACAACTAATACAACCAACAACAATAACAACTCCTATACAGGAGACACTAGGACTGTGCCTTCAGCATCTGCTCCTGGCATCTCTGCTATGTCTCAAGATCTTTGTACTGTTGGCGTTGGTCTAGGAATACAAAAGCCATTGATAGGTGGCAGCATAGGCATCACAAAGCGTGATATGAATTGTGAAAGAATGAAACTATCTAAACTACTATTTGATTTTAACATGAAAGTTGCAGCTGTCTCCATACTCTGTCAAGACAACAGAGTATTCTCAGCTATGGCCCATGCTGGTACACCATGTCCATTCAATGGCAAGATAGGTGATGAAGCATTAGACGAATGGAATAAATATGATCAACAAAGACCAGACTATGAAGAGTATACAAAAGCTCTACGCTACATGGAAAAGGTTGACAATAAAATCCTGGAGGGACTAGATGAGAAGGAAGCTTATATTACTGACGGCAACGGCAATCCTGTTAAACTCGGCAGCGAATAGTACAGACGTAATACTTGAAGACACACCCAATGTAGGCGACACCACAGTAATCACAACTGTGACGACAGGTAATTCTGTAACCACTAGCAATTTAATATCTCAAGACTGGGACGATGGCAGCTGGAATGGAACTATGTTTCCAGATAATTCTGACATCAATGAATCAACATGGTTGACTGGTAAACATAATACGTATGCAGAGACAACAATAAACTCTGAAGACTATGTAAGTGTAGAAGAAATGCAGCAAGGGTTTACATCTAACTTTGGTGCACAGGTCAGATGGTGGAACCCAGTAGAGTCAGAATTTACAATGACACAAACTATTAGTAACGGCATAGACACAACAACACAGTCTACAACATTCCAGGATACAACCAACCACAACTATCAACTTAACCCTTATGGCAATCAACTGATTGTAGGTGCTGATCCTAATATGACACACGGCACACTTACGCTACGTTTTGATTTTAATATTATCGGAAGTAAAACGTATAACGGAGGCCATGCCGGCGTGGATGTGACGGACCCGACAGCAATAATAGACTATACGGCTTTGTCTAGTACACAATCAACAACAGTAACATACTGCTGGCAGAAGAACCCACCAACTTGTCCTGGTCAAGACGAGATAGAAGATGTGCAAGAACAGTTAGAACAATTTGAAATGATAGAGTTTACAATACCAGAAGATATTTTTCTTGAACCACCACCAGAAATTGAATACACGTTCAATCCTGTATTTGAGGAAGAGATAGAGATTGTAGAAGAGTTTGACATAATTGCGATGGATGAATTTTTTTTTGAAGATGACTATTACGAAGACGTTGTCGTGGAAGAATACATTCCAATGGATGTGGTCGCTATTGAAACTCTAGATTGGAATGATTCTAAAGTAGAATTTTTTGATGAACTACCGCCACTAGAAATATTTGAAGAACTGCCTCCGATGGAGGAGGTGTACATGGAAGATATAGTTTTGGAGGAGATGTTTGCAGAAGAATTTACAGAAGAGATGCAAGAAGAGTTTATTGAAGAAGTCTTTGAAGAGTTTGTTATGGAAACAGAGCCCGAGCCAATGCCTGACCCAGAGCCAGAACCAATGGAAGAAATACAAGAGGTTGCTATGGTCCAGGAAGAACCAGAAGTAATTGAAGAACAGCCGGCAATGGAAGAAATAAAAGAAGAACCAGAGCCAGTACAAGAGGAGATAGTAGATGAGCAAATTGAAGAGCAACCCAGTAGCGAAGAAGTTGTTGCAGACGAACCAACACCAACAGAAGAGATTGCCGAACAAGAGGAGGCAGTCGAGGAGCCAGTTGAAGCAGGACCTACAGAAGTTGCAGAAACAACAGAACCAGAGCAGTCTAACGAAAGCGTGGAAGTTGATCTAGACATAAAAGTTGCAGCCATAGAAAAAGCTATACAGGGCAAGATTAAAAACGAAATGCAAAGAGTCAGTGTAACACTTGATGTAATTAATGAGTTGGTGTCTCGTGAGATGACATCTACACAAGCTGATATTTCTAGCTATTTTGATACAAATGCTGCTTTGTTTGATACACGCCAAATACCTGGCGGCGATCCTGCTTTCTTCTTACAAGCTAGTCTTGCAAGCTACGACAAAACAATATATGCTACACAGGCAAGCATCTCAGGTACTGATCCTGTTGTACAGCAC